GGTCCAGTTGCGCTCGATGGTGAGGGTGCCCTCGATAATATCGTCCTCGGTCAGCGCGATCGGGTCGCCGTCCAGCGTTTCGCCGGTGATCGTGACGCCCACGTGGCCGCCTTCGTAGAGGTGTGATTTTTGTTCTGTGGTTAAATTTTGCATGTCGCCGCTCCTTCTCTACCCTTTATCCGGCGTCGCCCTGATGATCGCCAGGCTTACTTTAGCCCAGCGGTCAAGGTGCGGGGTCCAACCGGTGGCCGTCATATCGCCGGTGTAAAAATGCTTGGTCACCCAAGCGCCGGACTTGGCGTCCAGATACTCGACCAAAACATACTCGCTGTCAAAGGCCTGCAGGACCACGGCCGCCTCGGCCCTGGTGATGTAGCTCCACTCAAGGTCGATGCGGTCAGACTTCGCCACGCGCTTCTTGACCATGCGACCAGATTCGAGCCGTCCCGCGCCGTCAGCCGAGAGGTCCTGCTTGCTCCAGTCAGCCTTCGCGAGGGGCGGGAGAGTCGTAACAGCGGCGCCAGTAGCCGTGCCCCGCGCGTTGGCCGGAGTAACCTTTTTGATTGGTACGCTTATGGCCACGCCTTACACCCCCACCGTAATGACTGTTTTGCCGGCCTTCGCGTTCTTGCGTCTGGCTGCGTCGATGATTTCTTCGAGGACCCTGGAACTGCCGATGTTGAGCTGAATGATGAGGGGCTCGTCGGAGGTGCCGCCCATGGCAGCGTTGGTCAGTATCGCAGCAATTTTGTGTCCAAGTTTCTCAATAGTAGAATCACTGATATCGATACCGCCTCTTCCACCGCCCCCTCCACCGCTTCCACCACCCGCAGCAACAGCGGCAGCGGTCCCCGCCCTCACCGGGTTGTATTTCTCCGGAATAACGGCTTCACCCTTATGCAGGTAGGCCAGCATGTCTTCCGGTACATATCTCGTGCCTTTTGCTAGTTTGGGGATCTGCGGCACGGGCAGCGGATTGTAGCCCCACAAACTCTTAAACGGGCTGGCGCCGAGCACCGANATATCTCTTATGGTGTTTAGCATGGAGTTAACTTTGTTAAACGGCACGCGGATGATGGTATTGATACCGTTCACCAGACCGTTTACAATGGTTTTAAAGGTGCTGGCAATGCCCTCCTTGATTCCAGAGAATATTTTACCGCCGGATGAAAACACGTTTTTCACCTTTGTCCACGCATCACTAAACTTAGTTTTAAACCAGTTGGGGATGTTCTGAAAGACGTTCTTGATTGCAGTTAACACGCTGTTAAACAGCTTTTTGGCGTTTTCAGCGCTGAATATCTGCTTGATGTTTTTCCAGGCGTTGCTAAAAATCTTTTTCACGCTGTCCCATAAACCGGTGAAAAACTCCTTGATCGTTTCCCAATGAGCAATTACCAATCCGATGGGGTGATACCTTAAAAAGAGATCCTTGATAAACTCCCAGACAGCGCTAAAAACTTTCTTAATGCCCTCCCATAGATCGGTGAAAAAGCCGGCAACCGCTTCCCAGATCTTAACGGTCCATTTCTTGATCTTCTCCCAGTTCGCAATGATCAGGATAGCCAGCGCTATAACTGCAGCGACCACTAAGACTATCGGCCCCATTGCCACAAGCCAGGCCGCCGCCATCACCGCTGCGTTGGCCATGGCCACAATGCCCATCCACACCCACTTCGCACCGAGGATGATAAACTGAGCAACCTGAACGGCGACCGATGTTATGGCCTCAACTTTTTGCATGACCCAGGCTACAACAATTTTGCCCGCCTCAACCAGGGCCAAAACGCCCAGCCAAACCCATTTTGCGCCAAGGATGATGAACTGACCTACCTGAATAGCGCCACTTATGAGAGCCTGCCAGCCCTGCATAGCCCAAGCGAGGACAACCTTGCCTGCATGGATCAGTGCTTGAATGCCAGCCCATATCCATTTGGCAATTATGAGCAAGAGCTGACCAACAATTTTACCACCATGAAGCAGGGCGGCCCAACCGCTTACCACCCAGGCTGTCACGTGTTTGCCTGCGGCGATCAGGGCCTCGATGCCGCTTTTTATCAGCGCCGGGATCAGCAGCACCATGATGATGCTGGCAATGTCCTCCACGATCGGGCCGATGGTCGGCCAGTTGTCCTTGATCCACTGAACGGCCTTGTTCACCGGCTCCATCTTTTCCTTGAGCTTGTCCCAGACGCCGCCCATCGTCTCCGCAGCCCTAGAGAGGGTGTCGGTCACCCCGGATGCTGCATCGGCAATGCCGCCGATGCCAGGCATCGCAATGTCGGGGATTTCGGGCGCTACAATATCCGTAAAGTCGAGCATATCGTCAAGGCCAGCGCCGGCGGCCGATGACTTACTTAAATCGGCCTGCATGGTATGGATCTCGTCGAAAGGCAGGAGGGTCTTGGACGCCGCTTTGCCCGCACCCTTGATCGCTTTCCCTAGATCCTCCTGTGCGTCAACAGCGTCGCTGCCGGATTTGGCTATTTGTTCCTGCGCCTTGGCTGCCTGGTTTGCGGCTTTGGTTGCGGCATATGTAGATTTAGCAGAGGACAGGGCCGCACCTGCCGACGCCTTGAGGTTGTTAGCCAGGCCGATCAGTGATTGTCCTGCGCCGCGAACGGCCGGGATGATGAAGCCAATGGCGGAGACGATCAGCCCAATGCCGCGAACAACGAGCGATGCCGCGTAAAGAGCTGCAGCGCTGATGGCGCCCCAAGCAGCAACGGCATACCCTCGTAACTTGTCCCAGTTAGCGGCAAGCAGAATTACAGCAACGATGAGCGCGCCGATAGCCAGGATAACGAGCTTTACCGGGCCCCCAGCCAAAAAGACGAGGGATTCGCCCAGCTTTGCCGCGCCCATACGCCAGGCCGTGAAAGCAAAGGCGACGTTGCCGATAAAGCTGGCAAGGGTATAATAAAGCGCAATGCCCGCGGCGATGGTGCGGTTGAGCAGGCCAAACATCAAAAAGGCCGGGCCGATGGCGGCCACAAGAAGGACCAGGCCCCAGACCGTTTTTTGGATTGGGGCGGGGAGGCGTCCAAATGCTTCGGCCATCTCCTGAGCCCTCTTGATCATGTCTGTCAGCCTGTGGACACCAGCAATGAGGTGCTCAAATATCTTGTCAGAGATAACAGCGTCGGCAAAGTTGCGCCATGCCGCCTTGAGGCTGTCTATTGCGCCCTTCCATGTCTTTTTCAGTGCGCCGAGGGAGCCGCCCAGGGCCACGGTCGAACCCGCAATGCCTTCGGTGCCGTTCATGATGCCGTCAACGAGCCAGTCGATGGCCCGCCTGCTGTCAACGGTGCCGCTGGAGATCATCTTGCGCATGGTCTCCACTGAAACACCGGCCTTGTTGGCCATGATCCTGACGGCATTAATACCTTTCGCGCCCAGGCGATTGAGCTCAAGCGCGGTAACCTTGCCCTGCGATTCGATGCGGGCAAAAACATCCGCCAGGTCACTGATCTCTCCGGCTCCACCACCCATAGCCGCCACGGCGTTGGCAACTGCCTCTATAACCGGATGCGTTCTTTGGGCTTCCATACCGAAAGCAGACAGGGTGCGGTATGCGTCCACCAGGTCGGGAAAGGCGAAGGGCGTTGTTTTGGCAAAGGCCAGAATGTCCTCCATGTGCTTTTTGGCCGCTTCTTGAGATCCCAGCAAGACAGAGAACGCCTGCTGAGCCTCTTGCTTAAACGCCTTGAAGGGTATAGCTGACTTGGCAAGGATGCCCAGCATGGCTACGATCGGCGCAGTCACCCCTGCGCTCCATCTGCGCCCGATGCCCTCCATCTGCCGAGCAGAGCGCATAAATTCTTTCTCGGTCGTTTTGACAGACCGGGCGGCGCGACCCATGGTTCGTTCAAAGTCAGTTGCGCTGGCTGTAAGGACTACGGCCAGTCTGCCGACAGTTGCCATTTATATTGTCACCTGCCTGACTATTCCTTGAATTTTCCCAACGATTCACATAATATTGTTGTAAAAGCAAGGGAGGTTTTATTATGCGAGAAGTCTTTGGACCTGTAATAGGCTTTAAGGTATTAACGGGCCCCGGTGGATCTCCAAATCGGCTTGATCTGCAAATTGATGTTTCCGGGATACACGAAACAACTATCGATGGGCTGCGCACAAAAAGAATGCTGCACCCGTTTTCCGAAGTTGAGGCAAAGGCTGGAAACGGTGAACTCGTTCTCACCCTGTCTGGTCAGCGCTACGTGTTACAAGCAAAAAACCCGGAAAAGCTTATCAAGAAGCTTGATATGTTTAAAAATAAACCGGCCCCTATAAAAAAGGGAACCGGTGAGCGCTGCGTTGTCTGTGGCCGCAACCAGGCCAATGCAACCTGCAAGCAGTGCGGCGGCAAGGTTTGTCCTGTCCATTCAAGTTACGTAAATGGTGCCACGTATTGCCACCGATGTATGATGCTTTGCCCGCGCTGTAAAAGTCCGCAGGTGTCGGCTCACAAGGGCGGTTTTAAAACCGGGCAAGCTGTGCTCGGTTGGGCCTTGGGCGGAGTTGTGCTGGGCGCATTATTCGGAGCCATGGACATGGGCACCATGGAGCTTTATTGCCATACGTGCGGTCACACATGGCGACCAGGGTAAGGCGCTGCTTATCCAAACTTGTCCTGCCAGACGTTGCCCCACATATCGAGGATCTGCCGTTGTTCCTCCGCAGATTGCACGGGCAATGGATCTGGTTTGCCGTGCAACGGCATGAAGTCGGACGGCTCAAAGGGCTTTCGTTGCTTTTTCGGGTCGCGGTTGACGTTGGCAATGGTCGAAGCCACGAGCCCTGTCCGCCAGTCTTCCATTTCGCAGCCCCAGGGTTCAAGCTCAAAAAAAGCATACCATTCAGAGAGCTCCCGGCTGTCTATGCGTGCCAGGAGCTCTCGAACTGTCATCCCCAGCGCCAGGGCTAGTCGGAAATAAAATCGTCGCTCTGGTCGCTGGTCTCGGAGTTTTTTGCTAACTCGTCCACATCTTCCGGGCTGATACCGGAGAGCCGCTGCGCCACGGCGAATACCCTATCCAGGGCTGCCGCTGACTTCTTACCAAGCAGATCAGCGTCGCGATCGGTGAAAAGGCGGTTACCCTCACCGTCGACCACTGTAAGCGCCACAAGTTTGGCCCGGATGTTGCGCATGTTCATTTTGACCGATGCGCCGGGCTTGCCAGCAGTTCGCTGCTCGACAATAGACTGCTCAAAGGCGTCGCGCTCGGCGCCTGTTAAGGCCCGGACGCGGACCATGCCGCCCCACTCGGGGACCTCGACATCTTCGTGCGGCAAGTCTTGAGCCTGGAGAATCGCATCGCGAGAGAGCAGGTTAAGCTTAGTTTTTTTGGCTGTTTCTGACACGGGTTATGACTTCCTCCTTTTTATACACTTGGAAATTGCCTTCGATGTGAATATCTTTTGGCACAACCGTAATGGTGGCCGTATATAATTCACCAGCCACCATGTTGATATCAATTGCTATTACTCCTTTTAGTTCCTTGTCGTCTAAAAACACCTTGGCCTTCTGTTGTCCGTCGTCGATGGTTGCAATTATTTTTAGCTCTGTCATTAATAGTCGCTTAGCTCCACGTTGCCTTGGTTGTTACCTCGATGCCAACCTGCACCTGAAAAACGTCCTCGGCCCCAATTTCCTGCGGGGCAAAGCTCTTGATAAAGCCGCTAAAGCTGCAAGTGCCCTTGCTGTCGGGAAGAGTGATTGTGCAGGTTTTAACAGTGGCATTGTAGAAATCGGTTTGCATGGTAAGATGCTTTGAACCGGCGGTTTTATCAAAATTCAATGTAAGGGTGCACTCGCCCGCGTCAATCAGCCCAGCAAGCTTGCCCTTGATTTCATCGGTGGGGTTGAGATCGTCCACCTCAACAATGTTGCGCTCCTGCTCCGGGGGGTTGACAGATGCCAAATTGGCAATAGTATCAGTGCCCCATTTAAACGTAGTTTTTGCGCCTAATGTTTCAGACATACATACCATCTCCCTCGTTACTTGTTTGCACTTCTTCCAATTCGGACACGGGAACAAATTCAGACTTTTTGGTCACGGTAATGGTTATCTGCACCTGAAAAACGTCCTCGGCCCCAATTTCTTGTGGGGCAAAACCGGTTACAATGCCAGTAATGGGGAAATAGCCGCCTTCTTCTTCCTCTTCGTCAATGGGAAACTGAACACGGTAATTTTTCTCAGCTTTGCTGTCGAAGTCATCTTCCAGATCGTCGTGCCCAGCTTCACCGTCAACGTCGAAGTTTAGCGTTACGACCAGCTCGCCCGCATCTACCAAGCCGGGCAACTTTTTCTTAATTTGGTCTTTAGGGTTGAGATCGTCCACCTCAACAATGTTGCGCTCAAGCTCAGGCGGAGATATCGATGCCACTTGAGCGATTTCGTTAAACTCATCATCTGTTGTGTCGTCTTCACGCAAAAAGG